CACAAGCGGTCAGACGTCTCAGGGGTTGCCCCGTCAACGGGGGAACTGTCAGCAGGTGAACTGGCTATCAATACTGATGACGGCAATATCTACGCTGAGGATTCCGCGGGCAGCGTCGTGTTCCGCTGGTCGCGCGTACCGGATGGCGGAACTGCTGGGCTAGTCCTGCAATATGGCGACACCATCGGAAACGTCTGGGTAGACAAGTCTTTCCATTGCCCCCGGCTTCCGGCGGACGGCATCGATGCATCGACGGGATCGACCGCACGCATCTATTCGATGCCGTTGAATGCTCAATCATGCGCTGGCGGAGGGACTCCGACGGCTAATCGAGCCTATTACAGCCTTTACTACATACCGCATAAGGTCGATATCAAGACCGTTGCCAGCCAGACGTACGGGACTACTGGCGGCAATGTCAAGTTTGCCATTTACAAGCCCGACGGAACCGACGGAAGACCTAGTACCCGTCTGTACGCCAGCGCGGCGATCGCTACTGGCGGCGGCTACGGTTACAACGCGGCCACGGGAACGCCGCTGGTGACGCTTGCGCCCGGTCTGTATTGGGTGGCCGTTATCTATTCGACGGCGACAGGATCGTTTGGCCGGATTAGTGCGCGGGCGTCTAGTCCGCTAGGCGTGTTCGACACCGCGGCCAACGACTGCGTAACCGGGCTCTACGCGGACATCGGCTCCCACGATCTCGCCAATCCTGCCCCAACGACATTCCGATACAACGAAGGAACGGCGCTCCAGTTCGTTGCACTCATCTCTGCGTACTGACATGCCAAAAACGTACCTACATCATCCAGACGGCAGCGTGACGGTTGAAGACACTAGGAATCCCGTCGAGGTCTACGCTCAGCAGCTTGACAGGCTACGGTCAGCCTGCACGGCGTCCATCCTGGCTGTCGCGCCCGAGCACACCCAGCGCAACGCGGCGCTGGGCATCGTGGCGGCCGAGCCGGTCGTGGCTGACATCACGGCCAGGAGAGACCAATACCACCTTCTCGCTGCCAGTCTGCAGGCGGCATTTGATGGCGTGGGGACCGACGCACAGCGGTGCGATGCGATGGAGGAAGTGCAGTGGCAAGAAACCTGATGTGTCTGGCCGTCGTGGCTAGCGTCTGGTTCGGTTGCAAGGGCCCGAGCAGCCAGATCGCCAGCAGCAGCAACCAGGTACGCAGGCTGGCGCATTCGAGCGGCCAGCGGTTCGATCGCATCGCTACTGAGGCTGATGCGCCCACCCCCAGTCTCCCGGTGATTAAGGGCGAAGCGGTAGAGGGCAGGATCGAGCAGGACCGTATCCTGTCGGCTGTGGACACCATCTACCTAGCGCTCACTGGAGTCGAGGACCAGGTTCCCTGGTGGGTAGCGCCGCTGGTCTGGGTATGCATCGCACTGGCGATTCTGGGCGTGGGTTTCCTGATCTGGCATACGGGGCTGGGCAAGTTCATCAAGGGCGTTCTGGGCATCGTGACGCCCACCGAGCGCCGAGCGGCTGAACTGACGGCCAGCCTGATCGACTTGACGCCCGAGCAGGCAGTAGCGGCGGTGGCCGAGCTGCGCCGGGCCGACCCGACGTTTGATGCTGCGTTCCGGCGCGCAGCGCCAATTCGCACCCCGAGCCGGACTAAGAAAGGAACGTGATATGGCAAGTTTCGTAGGCGGAATTTGGTTCGGTCTGATGCTGGGACTGGCTGGTGTCATCGCGGGGTATTACGTTGCGAAGTCGAAGAAATTCTGATGCATAACCAGCGGGTTTGTTGCTGTGACGGGGTAGAACCAGCGCAGTGCTGCGCTGACTACCCCGTCTACTGCTTTGATGGCGATACCTGCGAAGGTGGCTGCTGGTACGCGCAGTACCGAACTGGCGTATTCGTTAATAGCCAGATCGAGTGGACCAACGGCGTGACAGGTCTGACGCTGTCCTACGTTGGCAGCACGCAGGCGATCGACCCGGCGACGAATGACGCGTTCTGTGGGTTCCCCGATCCACAACAGTACCCGTACCCAGCCCCAGCGCCTGGGCTGCCCCCGACCCCTGTTTTCCCGAATAACTACAGCGTTCCCATTTTCGCGGTCAACGATCCCACGAACGGGTACTGCGAACTGGTCTACCCCATTTTCAATAAGGATCTAGCGCTGTGCTGGGCTGCGGTGCTGGGTTTCGAGGTGCGCGGCGCGACCCTGATCCAGAAACTGCTGGCGAAGTGGGGAACCAGCCCGAACAATCTGACCGGATGCGCCGACGGGACCGGGCAGCACTGGTACCTGACTGGTGCCGGGACGCTGCGCTATTTCGCGGATATGGGTCGATGGAAGTCCCGCGGAACTGGGTATGGACCTGCATACCAGAAACCGTTTCACATTCAGGACATCGTTGAATGCAGCAACGCCGACGTGGGGACGTTTGAATGCATCGACTGGTGCAAGGAAAACGGGCGCTGCGCGCCCGAGTGCCGATGCAACCACAGTTGGCCGGAAGACCCGACGTGCTGTAAGGATCTGATCTGCGAATTCGATCTGCAGCTCAAACTGCCCTGCGGTGAACAGACCATCAATTGCGAAGCCACGTTCAGGACGGACTGGCTGCCACCCACGTGTGATCCGGTCGCGCCGATCCCCAGGCTGAACGGTGGAAGTCATTTCCCGCTGTCCGATCCCAACCTGCCTGGCGGCAGTTGGAGTCTGACGGAAGTAACCGGGATCGGTGGTGGATGCTGCCCCGTTAACGCAGGGGCCAGCACGTTTCTTCCGCCAGACGTTGCAGCCATCAAGGTCGGATGCAACCTAGTCCTGGCTGACATATTTGACCCCTGCGACCCGATCACGACCCAGACCTGGGATATGGTCGCGGCGATCACGATGGGCGCGACCGTGTTTTCTGCTGAATGCCCGGGAACGTTTCTAGTGTCATCCACCATTTACCTAGGCGTTAGGTTCCGTAGCTGCGGCGACGGATGCTGCCTGGAGGATATGGACGCGGATGAGATCTATTGGCTGGACTTCCTGACCGTTCCCGGTCAGTGCCAGTGGCGCACTGCGTCAGGCTCGATCACGTTCCGGAAGAGGCCCGGTCTATGCTGAGGACGTACACACTAGAGCAGCCCGATGGTCGCCAGGACATCTACCGAGTGGACGTCATCGACGGCAGGCCTGTCATCGGTGACCTGATCAAGGTGATCGAACCGATGGCTGGGCTAGGGGATGCCGTGGCGAAGGTCACGAAGGCGCTGGGGTTTACCCCGTGCGGTGGCTGCGAACGCCGACGGCAGGCGCTGAACAGAATCGTGCCGTTTCACGATAAAGGTGGCGCGGACCTATAGACAGGTCCACAGAACGCCGATATGAAACGCATGCCGGGAATAACCCCGGCCAGAAAAGGAAACGGAATGGACGAACAATCTGAATTGGCTGACGATGGTTTTCCCCTGTCCGATATCGACCCCCAGACGGGGTGGCAGTACGGGGAGGTGGGGGCATGAGCATCCAGCACAGCGAGACAACGGGGGCGCTAGCGAAAGCCCTGGCAGCGGCTCAGCGTGAAATTGGCATCGCAGTCAAGGATGCGCTGAACCCCCATTTCAGATCGAAGTACGCCGACCTTCAATCGGTGGACGAAGCCTGTCGGCCAGCCCTGTCTAAGTACGGGATATCCATCGTGCAAGCGCCCGGGTACTGCGATGGGGTGGTGTCACTGACCACTAGGCTGATGCATGCCGATTCGGGCGAATGGATCGAATCGACGCTGCATATTCCCCCCAGCAAGCATGATGCCCAGGGCATCGTCAGTGCTACCACCTATGCCAGGCGATGCGCCCTGGCGGCGATGGCTGCCGTGCCTGCTGGAGTTGACGACGACGGAGAAACTGCGGTAGGGCGGGGTGCTTCCCTCACCCCGCCCCCGCAGCCGCTCCAGCCCCCCCAGCCCCCCGTTTCCGTGGCTGTCCCGTCCAGTGAGGAGGCGAACCTTCCCCTGGACTGGGACGGCCCGATCCCCGTGGTTCAAGGAATTCCGAAACCCATTTTCAAGGTGCTGGGCCCGCGCCCGAGCAGCCCCACAGCGATTCATTGTGAGGACTGCTACGGACGCATCAGCAGCCTCGATCAGGTGATGGGGGGCGCTAGCCCCCGCGTGACGCTGGTGCTGGAGTCCGGCGGCCTGTTCGTGAACTTCAGCATGTTCGGCACCTGGTCCTACCCGGCCAAAAAGGGGGACTGGATCGAGGTCTGCGGCATCACGAAGCGCGGCAAGTACCTGAATTTCAAGTCAATCCGCGCGGCGCGCGCGCCTGAGGGATTCAAGGAAGGGAGCGACCCCAGTGACATTCCATTCTGAAGCTCCAACCTGGGGCGAAAACTGGCAGGCACTGTGTCGGGCATTCCCGGGGCTGATCCGCGCCCCGCAGGCCCAGCAGCAGGGGTTCCACGATCGGTTCAGCAAGTTGAACCAGCACCTGGTGGCGCAGGCGATCGAACGCGCCCGGGAAGCGAAGTCCGGCAGCATGATTACCGTTGAATACCTGGCGAAGGGTTACCAGCGGCTAGTCCCTCGATATGACACCGAGCAGCCCACGATGGCTGCCCGGATCGTCGGCTGGTGGGCTATGGAACCACGGGGGACCGGGAGGGCTCACGGCCCCTACCGGACGCTGGATGCTGCCACGAAGGTCGCTAGGGGCATTCCCGGGGCTGTGGTGAAGTCCTGCTGGGTGAAGCCCGGGGACGGCAGTTGGTTCGGTGAGCAGGAAGGGGACGTTCTCCCGATCGAGGTCCAGCGCCAGGCGATGGCGCACATCGAGGCGCTGTCGATCGCCCTGCCCAGGCTGAACAGCAAGTCCGATCAGTGGGACATCAGCGAACCCAGCGTTTACGCTGAGGCTGTCGCGACCATTCTGGATGGAATTTCCCGCCCCCCCCTAGAACCCCCCCATCAGGGGGGTCACGCGCGCGAGGACCGCGCTAGCACTAGCGAAGCGTCGTGCCGCAGCACGCGTGATACCCACCCGGAAGGGGGTTTGTCAACCCCCCCCTATGCAGTTCGAACCGTCAACGGAATGAAATTGCCCGTTCATCGACTCCCTGAGTCACTACTGAAGCAATTTGAAGAAGCGCTCGATCGTCGGGATGACGGATCGCCCTTAGGGGCGACCGCACCCGGCGCTCTCGCTGAGGAGGAAACGGAATGAAAGACATTTCTGCGAAGCTGCGCGACTGGGCAGCGACGATATGCACGTCTAGAAACGATCTAGTGCCAGGCGGTAAGGCACGGCTGATGCTGGATGCAGCAGCGAAGATCGATGAATTGGAGGGGCTGCTTGCATCGTCCATTGTGCGCGAACGCATGATGGCACTGGAAACGAAGCGCCTGCGCGCGAAGCTGACCGAGTACGAAGAGGATGCGATCGCGGACGATCTGATCAGGGGCGAGGGATGACCGAGCGCCCCGTCTACGAACAGGAACAGGACGTTCAGAACGCCCTGCAGGCGGTTCAGGTCGCCAATAAGGCACTGCAGGCCCGAGCAATCCCCCTGCCCAGGTTTCACGTCGCGGATTACGTCATGTACCGCGGCGCTCA